CCTCTGCCTGCCACTGACGCGGACCGCTGGCCGTTTCCAGTTCGGTGCCCGCCTCGCCCCACGGAAATGCGTACAGCGCATAACTGAGCGGGTCATGCGTGAACATAGCAATATCGTCGATCAGCTGTTCTTCCGGTGACGTGGTGGCGGAATCTGTCATTACTCAATGCCCTCAGCTGCCCGTTTACGTGCCGCAGCCAGTTTATCCGCCAGCGAGATATTGACGTCCACCAGTACACGTTCGCGGAATGCGTTGATATCGACGTGCTTACCGATGAGTTCCAGCACCTTGAGTTTGTCCAGGAGTTTCACTTTTTTCAGGCGGGTATCGCCATCAATGTCGATGATATCGAATGCGGCCACCGATTTACGCCATACCGGCGACCATTCGCTGATGGGTTTGATATCACCCTTCTCATCAAGAATGTCCGCAATATCCGCATCCAGCATATCCACCAGCCGCTTAAGCACGGTGTCGGCGCTCATCTTGGTGCGCTTGTTCCGCTGCTGCATAAGCTGGGCGATACGTTCCTGAATGCGAGGATCTGCCATCAGTACCGATGCACGTTTACAGGCACTGCCGGGAGCGTACCCGGCAGCAATGGCGGCATCAGTCTGATTATCAGGCGCTTTGAGATATTCCTGACAGAAACGCTCCATCTGAGCGTTCAGTGGTGTAGGCTTTCGTGCTGGTGGTTTGCGTTGTCTTTTGATGGTCATAATGATTACCTCTTTGTTTATTATGAACATCAAAAAGATAAACTTCAATTACAATAGCGGTCTAATTTTATCTATCACTTCGCTATATCCATGATAATCTTTCATAGGAAGATCGAATTTAAAAATATCATCCAATAACCCTCTTATGAAAAAATTTTTTCCATCCAATGGCATGTAATAATTGATATAATCCATTAGTGCATCTATCTCATTATTTTCAATATAATGCATTATTTTTTTTATATTAAGATTTATCACATGAATTTGGTCATTTAAATTAGATACGATACCAAATAAATTAATATCTATCTCTGCCGATTTAACTAAAATATCATGACTAAAATAATTCATCTCCTTAGGGACGCAACTTACCTTAACCACCTTATTATTTTCCGTATTAAAATATATGACTTTCCATAGCGCCTCTTCTGTCATCTCTTTATTTACATTCAGAGCCAAATCTTTTAAATTACGTATATCTAGAATAAAAATAATATACTGAAGCATTAAAAACGCCTCCTTTCCACACACGTCCAAGAGTGCAGTACCAAGGTTCATTCTCGCAACTTCCTTCTGAGCGTCATTATCTTTTTTTGCTTTTCATATATTCTTACAGATGTGCTAATTGATCTCCTAGCAGCCCTCAGAGACTTCTCTGCTATGTCAGCAGAGCGTTTAGTTAACATCAGAGATTCTCCTGATAACCGATTAGACTCCTCTGTTTTTTTAAGCGCTCCAGCTGTAAACCAAAGCGACAGAACCGCTACAAATAGCCCCCAGCTCCAATTGTCAAATACCCATGATGTGAAGTTACATAAGTCTCCCCATCCAATAATTATTTTTCTTTATCAATCTCCAGCTTGTCAATAAACACTTTACTTCCTCGCGTAATTTTTTATTTATTCTACCTTCAATTTCACCTCATGCCACCCTCTGGTATTCCAGCATTCGGCATCACCGGACAGACAGCACTCAGCGACCGGCAATACCTCCCCACACTTACCACAGCAGCGCTGTGACAACTCCGCAATCTCACGCTTAAGCCGTGCATCATCGTTACGTATCAGCATCTGAATATACTCGGCCTCGTCGTATGGCTCACGACCGGGACGGCGCAGTGCACAGTTGCGTTTGATCATCTCATGCTCTTCGGCTTCAATCTGCCACTGCGGGATTACCATGCCTGCGCTACGCTGGCGTTTACGCTGTGCGGCTTTGCGCTCGGCTGGGGTTTTGGCTGTCATTCCAGCAGCTCCTCCGGAATTTCCACCGTGTCGCCGAACTCAACCATAGCCACAGCACGGCAAATTGCTTCCTGCGGTGTGCGGCCTGTTGCATAGTCGCCAACCAGATGAGGCGGTGATGCATACCAATAATCAACACCATCGATTTCTTCCACTGATATTTCGATCCATAGTTGGTTAACGAACACGCCACATTGCGCCCAATTAGTCGATGGAGAATAAATAACATCATCCAGAACAATTGTTTTGCTGGCATGCGTTATCACCAGGCAATCTTCGATTTTTTGATATTTAGCCACGACATAATCCAGAGCCCGATCTGAAAGCTCACTCGTTTTTACGGTTTTCATCCGATCTCCCCTTTAAGTTGAGCCATTTTATTTTCAGTAAAAAGCAGATCTGTTCTGGCGCTGCGCAATCTGGCCTTGGTGTTCTTTTCCGCTTTCAGTAGCTCATCGACTGATTTACGGAGTTCTTCCCGCTTTTCCATCAGCTCGACAATTTCACGGACAACATGTTCTGCATCATTACAGCGGGACAGCAACACATCAAAGGCATCAACAACACAATTACAGTGCTTACAGGTGACCTGGCGATACTGTTCATTGATGATTACGCCGTGGTGCTTACATCTTTCCTGCTGCCATGATTTTTTATCTTCCACTTCGGTACTGAGTACCGGCTTATTTTCGTCTTTGAAATTGACGTGGATAATTTTTGTTTCCATCACCCCTCCGGCAGTTAATTAATTTGCCGTGACATGTCACGATTGTTTATTTATCTGAACAGACCAAATTCCCAATTCAGGTTATCCAGGCACTCCCTGTCTTGATTAAGACAGTAATCCCACTGCTCCTGGTCTTTGTTCTCTTTGACCAACTGCCAGCACCAGCCGCCATTGTGTTTAACCCGCCTTACTTTCCTGATTTCGACATCATCACAATCAAATATAACGCCACCGCCAGAACCTAAATGAGCGCGTAAAACGTCAAGCTCCACACTGATAACCCGGAACAACTTCGGCATCGGTTTAATGCCATTGTGGAAATCATCTATTTTTGGATATTTCATTGTGTTACATCTCCCACATCATCAATGAGGTCGCAGCAATGCACCTAGCGCCTCACATAATCATTAATAATCCGGTGTTGATACCTCAGAAAAATCGACGCATAACAGTATGATTTTTAACTCATAACTTATTACCGATATCATTCACCAATAAAATAACCCGCTCACAAACTTACCCGATGGTAATAAGTTCACTATTCCGCCGTTATTCCGGTAACCTTACCGTTATCTTCCCGGCCTCACCCCACACCTTTGATGCTCTGCCGTCCCATACACGACAATCTTCACCAAATACCGCATCTAACAACGCCTTTTCAAAGTTATCCTTATCCGGTCTCTGCTGGTGCGGCTGCCCATTCATAGCGGCTCGTTTTTCTTACTCCACGATTTAGGCATGGGTACAGTAAAAATGACGTGATAACCGCACTCAGGAAGCGTTAATCCGCGTAATCTGACTTCATCTTTAAACGCCCAGTAGCGTGCTGTTTCAGGGCGCTTTTTCCATTTATCGCTTTTGGTCATGCGCGGCTTTGGTACCGGCGTGATATCGAACTCGTTAACCTGCATTGTTCCTGGCCTTTTTCAGTAGTGAATCAAACAGTTTCTGCATCCGTGCCGGTTCGCCATACTGCTCAATCGGCTGTCGCACTCTCGGCTTTCGCTCTGTCACCCGGGGTTTCGCCGCTGTTTCTTCGCTGCGCTCATGGCTGCGCCTGAGGGCTTTAGCGATATTCTCGCGCCTGGTCTGCGCCTGATTCTCAAGCCCTTCCCGGTGGTCATACCGAAGCCAGTGGACGAAGTTGTATGAGTTTCTTTTGCGCCCTATCACATTCCAGCGGTACAGCTGGTCGAGCGCATACCGCACTGCAGATATTCCGACCTTCCGTTTGTGGTCATTCCTGATGGCGACCACCAGCTGCTTGGCAGTGAGATCCGGCTTATCCGCAAGAACCCTCACGATGTAGTCCTGAACCCGCATATAGCCCCCGTGGTAATTACCTTACAGGTAAATATAACCATATTGTTTATCTTTTCAAGAATAAAAATACCAATATACCGCATGCGGTTAAAACGCCCTGTATCGAATTCTGAGAGACTTTTAAAACCACATCATGAAAACGTACTGACCACATAGTTAAAACCTCACTGTGTTGTGCTGGCTTACGATTTTGATGATTCATGCACTCAGGCAGATCGTTGTTTCTTTCTTTCGAGCATTTCCATCCACGCAGGAGGCGGACGGGTTTTATCTTCCACGCGCAGAACCGGACGGGGTATCGGCTCGCCTTTGGCTACACGGTCCGCCCACTGCCGGAGCATCTTCGCCAGGCGCTTTTCAACCTCAGGCTCAGTCAGCCGCAGGTCATGCACCCTGTTTCTCAGGTCAGTGAAGATCCAGTACTGCACCGGGTGCCGGAACGGATACATCTCAGCACTGCTGTAATAACCCCGCTTCGCCATGTATTTATTAAAATCACGCAGCATGTCGTCAAACGGGATCCCAAATGCGTTTGAGTCCACCAGCTTATCCGACAGCATCACAATCACGTCAGACAGTTCAGGCGGCCACGGATTGCCGTTCATGCAGCGATCGAGGCAGAACGTGAATATCATCTCAAACTGGTCATCACTCAATCCGGCGGTCGCTCGCTTCCACATCGATGACGGTTCCGCCCCGTTCTTGCCCGTCCACTTGTCCCCATACAGCTCGGTCATCCTCAGCCAGAGAGTCGAGATATTCCTGCCCGTATTTTTCCGGATCCCATGCTCGACGAGTTGTACCGCTCTAGATTTCCCGCTGGATGGGTTAAATTTAAATTCTGCGTCATCGGTGTGACCTCCGCTCTGTTTCGGTTGTTTCATGCGCTGCTGATGAATACTTTTGGCAAATGCCATTTCCCACTGTGCATGGTGTTTGGCTTTCCCCTCTGCCTGCCAGTACGTGACGAACTCAGCCAGTTCCTCGGGCCGGTACGGATCATTCAGTATCACGCCCCACTGTGCCGCTTTACGGCTGAAATCCGGATCCGGATGCCAGTGAACGGTCATCACGAACTTACCCGGATAATCTGACCAGTTTCCTGCCGGTGGATATCCCGCCTCAGGAACAGAAATGAAATTTTTTCGCGCGCGCTGAGAGAGTTGTTTTATGTTCTTGTTCCTGATCTTGTTCTTGGCTTCCGAGGGTCTCCGAAGCCCCTTCGAAGCCCCTTTCTTTTTCTCTGATGGCTTCCTTTCCGACGACATATGAAAGCAATCTTTATATTTATGATAAAACATTGATAAAAATTGATTTTTAGGCTGACTGTCATACTCTCTTTGTATACCAATACAGCGGTTATCCGATGCTTTAAGCGCCGGTGCGATCTGGTACTTTGCCATTTCAATCACCCAGACCACTTCGGCATCCTCATCGTAGTGGCAAAAGCCCGCTTCGATGCACCTTCGAAGCCCCTTCGAAGCCCCTTCCAAACCCAGCCCGGTTTCATGCGCCATGTAAATGACCGGGAGGTAATACATGCCTGTCATATTGGCATGAGGATTTGTAAGCAAATACATAGAAACAATAAGAGCTTCGTGACCTTTTTCCCTGATCTCTTTACCGGTCTTCCCTATCCAGAATTGTGGTGAAACTTTCCCGTAGTCACGCATAAAAGCACCACTCACTTAGCACTGTTGATTAACTGCTTTAATACAGAGCGATAGGTTGTCGAGTTTTCAAAATTGCAGGTAACGCATACCCCGTTACAAACGTAGCGCTCTGCAACATGGCCGTTTTTACATTTCCTGCCCGTAAAAACTTACTAAGCCCTTTTGAGGCCGCTTCTTTCCTGCTGATAATTTCCATCATTACCCCGCTGAATTGTGTGTATGTGTAAATGCTAGGCATATTTTAAAAATAGATCAACCTTAAATGCATAATTGTTTATTACGCATAACCAGAAAATAAAAAGGCCGCACAAGGCGACCTCATATGTTCATCACTCGAAGAACCTTATCAGCTCTTCCATTGTCACTGCTGCACCATGCTCAGTACATGCCTGGTGTAATCGCCTGATAGTTTTCAGTCCCGGCTGTCTGCGGGCATAGCTCAGGTGTGTCCTGATATAACCGACAGTTACCCCGGCTTTATCTGCGAACGCAACACGATCTTCTTTGTTAAGACCATTCCAGAATGCATGAAAATTGAAATCTTCCATATTTTTCCTGTTCCGTCGTTAAACATTGCGAGAATAATAACCAACATGGTCATTTACCAACAAGGTCATGATTCTGTTTAATGGCGGAATCAGATAAACATTTACGAATATATTTTAATCAGGCAACCCATATGAAAAACATCAATGAGATAAGGAGAGATAACCTCATCTTCATTCTGGAGAAGTATTACGACGGCAGACAGAAAGCGCTGGCCGATGCGCTGGGGTTCGCCCCTAACATCATTTCCCGCTACCTTTCCTCATCCGATTTGAAGAGCCACCGTAATATCAGTGACGCGGTTGCCAGGAAGATAGAACATGTCACGCGGGTGCAAAAATACTGGATGGATACCGACCATTACAACCGGCCGGCAGAAAGCACCGACGATATCTATTCACCGACCGAGATCGGCGCAATACTCGCAGATAACATCAGCACCTTCATGCTGACAGACGGCGTGAAGTCACAGACTCAGCTGTCTGTTAAAAGCGGGCTGGGCCAGTCAACGATTAACCGTATCGTGAAGAATGAAACCAGTGCCACCGTGGACAGTGTGGACTCTATCGCCAAGGCGCTGGGCCGTAAAGCCTATGAACTGCTGATCCCGTCCAACGATACCGACGTCATTAAGTATGACCAGAAACGGTATGCTGCACTGTCACCGGCAGAGAAAGAACAGATCCAGGACTTTATCGAGTTCATCATAAATAAAACCGGTAATAAACTCAGACAGATGTGAAATCTGCCAGCCTCGAGCTGGCTTTCTTTCGTCGTAACAATGATCAATTTGTTTATCTTTTATTGTTTTTTATTGTTGACAACGTTCAGTTACGGGTTATTATCCATGTCAAGTTGACCGCATTGGTCATGCTCTTTAACAATCGAGACTGCAACACAACCCATAATTCTGATGCAGCAGAATGTCCTCGCTAACCCGTAGAACCGGAACGCGGGATCGGAACGTGAAAAATTACATGAACTGGCGATAACCGCCGGTTTTGCTATACGCCAAAACATAAACAAATAGTTTATTTAAATGGTGAATAACATGACATTTTTTATTCTCAACGGCCTGCACGTTTTTTATCGTGTGCGGCAAGCAACAGCAGTTCAAATCATTCCGTACCGGCATTAAGTGGGCTTTCACCACCAAAACCGCCGCACGGACAGATCAACTTATAGGTGAGCACAATGGCAACAACCAATAAAGAACGTATGGATGCTAATTTAGCCGCGGCGATAATGATGGCCAATGGTGAGGCATGCATTGATATAGCGAAAGCAACGACAGATCTGATTGCCCGTATCAACGGCGATAAATCGAACCCGGCACTGGAAAAATACGACAACATTATTTTCCGTGTCGGCCTCGCAGCCACATCATCAACCTGCTTACAGTCACTGCCGGATGAGCAATGCATTGAAGCGCTGGCACACATCATCAGAAATATGGATAAGTACCCAGCCACCAGCGACAAAAAGCAGTATTTTGAATCGCTGTGTGAGGCCGCTGATCATTCTGCTGCAAATAATGATAAACAAAAAGTTTATCAACAGAATGAGGTGATGACCGATAATGACTGTCAGGCTGCCACAGAAGCGCCACACTTTGAGCCGGGCCGCTATCCTGATATCCCTAACGAAACGTATCACGCATCGAACGGTATCAGCAGCACCATGCTGAAAGATGCACGGATCAGCCTGATGTATTACCAGCGCCGCCACATCACAAAAGTGATTCAGCGTGAACGCTCTGAGGCGCTGGATTTCGGCAACCTGTTTCATACTCTGGTACTGGAGCCGGAAAAGTTGGACGCGGAATTCAGCCTGCCGCCGGTTATCCCGGCTGATGCACTGACCAACACCGAATCCATGAAGAAATGGATTGAGAGTTATAACGCCGGTCTGGAGCCGGTGATGAGTAACGACGAGCTGAAAGCAGAAATTGAGGCACATAACGCCACGCTTCCGCAGCCGTTATCTCTGTCCGGTAACGCTGAGGAAATTGGTTCTCTCTATGTTTCTCTGCCTGATGCTTTCCGCACCATTCCTGAGCATGAAAAGCACACCGCCGCGGCAATGAAAGCCTGCATCAAAACGTTCAATAACACCCTGCCGACACCGCTGAAAACATCCGGCGGACGCATCGATATGATTCGGGAGCTGGAAGCGATAAATCCTGAGCTGGTGGAAGCAGAACGCAGTAAGCCGGACCCACTGATCACCTCGGGTAAGAAAGAGGACCTTATCGCCAGAATTAAAGCTGTATCGCCGGACACTGTTTTCGCTGATGAGTTAATGCAGGCATGGCAGGCAGATGAATCACGTATCCGTATCACAGGCGATCAGTTAAAGCTCGGCAAAGCCATGCAGGAAGCTGTCTACCAGCACCCTGAAATCAGGCCACTGATTAATCATCCGGGCCGCGCCGTGGAAGTCAGTTATTACGGCATTGATGAAGATACCGGGCTGGAAGTCCGCATCCGGCCAGACCTTGAAATATCCACCACAGACAGCCGTATCGGGTTCGACCTGAAATCAGTATCACTCGGACGTTTCAAGCAGGATGCCATCGAGGCCATGATCCGCCGGGAAATACTCAACCGCGATTATCACGTCAGCGCGGCCATGTACTGCGATATTGCCGAACTCGACCAGTTCTTCTGGATCTTCGTCAACAAAGACGAAAATTACAACTGGGTCGCGGTAGTCGAAGCCTCGCCGGATTTACTGGAACTCGGCCGTCTGGAATACAAAAAGACACTGCGCGATATCCGTCAGGCTATGGACACCGATGTATGGCCGGGCCCGGTCACCACCACGCTCACTATCGGCCTGAACGATTTCGATATGCGCCGCCTGGAATCGCTGCAAATGGACGCCGCTTAACACCCACCCTATTTTATGCCCGGCAATGGCCGGGCCGGAGATTTCACTATGTCAGAATTAATGACACAAGAATCAGTACCTTCAATTTTCAGCGCTGACGGCCTGGACAAAATGCTGCGCTTTGCTGAGGTAATGGCGCGCGGAACAGTAACTGTGCCGGCACACTTAAAAGGCCAGGAGTCTGATTGCCTGGCAATCGCCATGCAGGCGGCGCAGTGGAATATGAACCCGTTCGCCGTGGCTCAGAAAACGCACATTATCAACGGCGTACTCGGCTATGAAGCACAACTGGTTAATGCCCTGATTTCAAGTTCATCAGCCATTCACGGGCGCTTTCATTATGAATACGGTGGTGACGGATGGGAAAAATGCACCGTCAGCAAAGAAGTATCGGAAACAAAATCTGGCCGCAACGGCAGCTATGAGGTGACAAAGCGCGTTCGCGGCTGGACAGATGCCGATGAGCACGGTCTGTTTATTCGTGTCGGGGCGATCCTGCGCGGTGATACCGAAATCACCTGGGGTGAGCCGGTTTATCTTTCCAGCGTAGTTATCCGCAACTCCCCGTTGTGGGCCACTAACCCGAAACAGCAGATCGCTTATCTGGCAGTGAAATACTGGGCGAGACTTTATTGCCCTGAGGTGATCCTCGGTGTCTATACCCCGGATGAGCTGGAAGAACGCCCGGTGAAAGACGTCACCCCGCCGAAAGAGCGCGTAACACTCAGCGAGTTATCCCACCAGCAGACAGAACCACCGCAGCCGGAGCCTGTAAAAGAAGTCACCGGTGAACTGGTCGAAGAATTCGACGCTGAGGCAATCCGCCGCGCTATCGATTCCGCCGAAACACTGGATGCCGTGAAAGATATCCGCAGCCGGATTGATGAGGCAAAAAGGCCATGGGTATCACCCTGTTCACTGAACTGAAAAATAAAGCGGTTCAGGCATATCACGTTATTGATTCACGCAACCTGCTGGAAGCGGAGATCAATTCACTGCCGGAACCAGGCACACCGGAAGCCGCAGAAGCATTTCAGAAAGTGGAACAACTTCTGAGTGCCCGTAAAACGAAACTCGGCGCTGAACTGTATGAGCAATTCAGCATGACGCTGAGTGATATGAAGTCTGAATATCAATAATTTTTACCGGGGGAGAAATCCCCCGCCCGGAGAACACACTATGATCCCATTAAAAAACCCATCAACTTCAAAGAAGTTAAACGCCTCACCGGCCTGTCCCGTTCAACCATTTACGCCTACGAAAAAGCAGGAAAATTCCCGAAGCGTACCGCATTTACAGCACGCTCTGTCCGCTGGGAGGAAAGTGAAGTCATTCAGTGGGTCGCCGAACGCGGTATACATCCGGCGGTTCCGGATGACACCATTCACAAGGTACGGGCAAAAAAGGCGGAAAAACATGAACATCGCACGCTTTGATATCGCTGACGCGATTCTGTCACTGCATAGTATCGCACTATGGTGCGCTATCAGCGGTGTTATCTGTGTGATTGATGGTGACACCCACCAGCTGATTATATCCCCTTCTGATAACCCCACCGTTTCAGGATGAAGCGTAATGCAGGGATGCTGAGATAAGGATCAATTATGACTATCGAACAGTTACAAAAAGAAAATGCGGCACTTAAACAGGCCATTATCGATATCTATAAAAACTGCGAAGAATGCACATTTAACGATAGCAGCACAGCCTACGCAGTAGAGCAGGACTACGTTAATGACGCATACGATCTGACCCAACCAGAGAGTTAAGTTAACCGGCAGGGATGCTGATAACAGAGGAATGAATATGAAAGACAGAATCAAATTCAGCGACGAAATGTTGGCCGCTGTTATTGCTGGCAGGAAGACGCAGACGCGGAGACTGATTGAGCCGCGGCCTAAAGTAACAGAAAAGAGACTGCGCGAACTGGATGCATGGCAGAAGGGTTTGAACTTACTGGATGGATTCCAACGTATAGCGACCCAGATAGCGGCGGTGAGCAATTTACACCATACGATAACTTCGCTGAGGCGTGGATTGTTATTTATGGTGCAGACGGATGGAATGATAACCCGTGGGTGTGGGTTATCGAGTTCAAAAAGGTAGGTTAAGGAGGAATTTAGACAGTGGCTTAGCTACATGGATACGAGTATAATTTCGATATCTACCGCATATTCTGGATTAAACTCATGTCTTCTGAATCAATAACTCTTATTATTGCCGTTTTGGCTAGTGTTGTTTCTATTGTTGGATTGGTTATTACAAAAGAAAACAAAATCTCAGAATTTAGGCAGTTATGGATAAATGACTTAAGGAACTCGCTAGTTAAGTTAAATAAGAACATGTTTATACTTCAACAAATGTACATTGCTAATGCATCTGAAAACTAAGATAATGAATCAAAAATGCCAATATAAAGGAATCACTGGCAGAAAGTGTACTTGAGAATAAACAAACTCACCCCAAATCAAAGAAGAACTAAAACTAATTGACATTATAGAAGAATAGATTTATTCGTTGGAGCGTATATAATAAAGAGTACAATGATTCAGATAAAAATCAATAGATGCATCTGCAA